ACCATAATACTCTTTAACTACGTCAAGATAATCAATAGAATCTTTCCTAGCCCAAGGAGAAAAACGCTTCCTTGGTTTCACACTATTTATGAAAAAGTCATATTGCATCTTAGGTGGAAGATGAGAATTCTTATTCATCTCATTAGCATACAACACAGTGTCAGTGAAGGATGACAAGCATCTATTCACAACATATGCTGGATACTTTCTGACAGCATCAGGATCATCATCTAAGATGTTCTTCTTGGATTGATTGATACTGTATAGGTAATCTTTGAGTTGGTACATTATTCCAATGACGGATTACTCCGCTAATAATAAAACAATTAGTGACGAGATAAGATACGAAAATAATAGAACGTACCAAAACAATGTAGTTGTCGTAGGGTTCAGTCTTTTCGTCAGAGAAACTACCCAATGCATATTTCCATATCCTCCACACTTTATTCATTCAATTGTTCAGGTTGATTAGCAAAACCAAGAGTAGTACGGCGATGCCAAAGTTCTTGGACACCTACATCTTCTGCTTTTTTCAATGCATTTTGTAACTGCTTCAACTCCTCTTCATTATACAGCCAAGGCTGCTCTAGTGCTTTCCTTAATGCTTTCTTTGCTTTCATAATTGTTTATAACCAGTGGTAAAAGTCTGTATTCTGCTCGTTGGATACGATGAGTTAAAGTTTCAATAGTATCATCAGGACAAATAGGAACTCTTGATTGTTCTATTATAGCACCACCGTCAAGTTCTTCATTCACATAGTGAACAGTGCATCCACTTTCTTTGTCACCTGATTCTAATGCTTGTTCTACTGCGTGTAAACCCTTGTACTTAGGTAGTAATGATGGATGTACATTAATGATAGGACATGGAAACTCAGATGGTTTCCTAAGAACTCTCATGTAACCTGCAAGAACAATAAGATCAACTCTCCATGCTTCAAAGAGTTTGATCATTTGATCTTCATCTTTATGTGCTATCCTTACGTGAGGAATTCCAAACTTTGCTGCTCTCGCTACAGCACCACATTGTTTAGTATTGTGTATCATTAACACAACTTCGTGCTTATTACATACAGGATTTGTAAGTATGTTTTGAAAATTGGTTCCGTTTCCAGAACACATAACTCCTAGTCTCATAGTACTTCTCCAATAAGATTATTATCCAAATCATCCACATCTGGTGGAACTATTAAAACAAAACCTATACCACAGTTGAAGACTCTTCTCATTTCATCTTCTTCTATCTCACCTGCTTGTTGTATCTTATTAAAGATCTCAGGTCTTTCCCAAGAACTCCAATCAATTTGTGCATTAGGAGTAACTCTAGATATATTTTCTTCTAGTCCACCACCTGTAATGTGTGCCATACCAACAATAGGTATCTCATCCATCAACTCTTGTATTTGTTTTGCATAGATTGTAGTTGGTGTAAGTAACTCAGGCATATCTTTATAATATATCTTCTGTCTCCATATAAGATCATTGATCAAACTATACCCATTACTATGAACTCCACTACTAGGTAAACCAATTACCTTATCACCCCTCTTAATAAGACCACCATCTATTATCTCAGACTTCTCTACAATACCTGTACAGAATCCAGCAAGATCAAGATCATCATCATATGTTGGTGGAGGTGCAGGTCTAGGATGTTCAGCAGTTTCCCCACCTAATAGATCCATACCTGCTATCTCACATCCCTTAAGAATACCTTCCATAATCTCATCTATGATAGGAGATATCTTACCAGTAGAAATATAATCTAAGAAGTATAAAGGTTTAGCACCACAAGTAATTACATCGTTGACACACATGGCAACGAGATCAATTCCTATAGTATTAAATTCTCTATTGATCTTTGCGATATTAATTTTAGTTCCAACACCATCAGCACCAGATACTAAAACAGGATCCTCATAACCTGAAGGAACCTTCATCATGCCATTGAATCCACCAATGGCAGGAGCTTTTAATTTTAATCTATCTACAAAAGCATTACCTGCCTCTATATCTACACCAGAATCTTTATAGTTCATGACCATTTTTCATAGGGTGGTTCGGGTTCATTGATACGATGTTTATAAGCATCACTATCAAAATATGATCTGCCTTTCTTACCTTCTCTTTCATCCAATACTTCATTAATAAGTATCTTCAACTCCCTAACCATCTCAGGAGTATGTAACCTACGAGGATAAATCATCATAGGTTTATGTTCCTGTATTTTCCCCTTGTAATTAGGATCAGCAGGAAGACTCATTCCTTGCGTATCAATCTTACTCATTTTTTTAGTACACTAAAATTCTTAGAGATGTATAATTTATCATTAGGAATAGGAACAGTTGGGTAGTCTTTATATTCAGGTAAAGAAACGCCTGTAGTATCAAAGCAGAAAAATACTATAGTATATCTTTCTTTATCGCCTGTAGTGGTCATTGCATGAAGTTGATCACCTGGTATTAAAACAAGTCTATTGTAGAGATTAGGAATTCTTAGAGTTTCTTCATATTGATTTCTTACTCTATCATATGCATCACAATATTGTCCATCATCAATCGGTTTACCACTATAAAGAAGTTCTTTAGCATCCATACTTTCTTGAGTTTGTACATCAAACCCATCTATTGATTTGTAAATAGATGTTCCAGCATCTTTATCAGGATCTTTATCTAAGTATATAATTCCACCAAACAAACAATAATCTTTATGAATCCATCCTAGATTTTTTTTATTCCATTTATCACCTTCAATAAAAGGTTTAATTTTCTGAAACCCTACCTTCGCATCAAAGTTTGATGGTAATTTATCATGAAGAAGTAAAAAAATTTTCTGAAAAATACGTACATATAATTTAGGATTTATCTCTTCTAAAGGATCACTTCTTACACCAGGATAATTATTAACTCCATGCTCATTGTAAATACATTTCTTAGATAATTTTACTATACTATCAGGATCTTCAAAAAAATTATCTTTTATAATTAACGGATAAGACATTTTTACTCATCTGCTCTTAAATTAGTATTGACTCCCATAACCTTAGCGTTAGGATTTCTAGCAAGAGCAACTTGTCTTGCTTCTTCGTAGTTACGTGCCTGTACAGTCTCAGTAAAGACTGTTCCTGCTACGTAAAGTTTTACATCACATCTCATAGTTCTTAAGTACTAACTCCTTTCTTGTTGCTTGATCTTTATTATAGCATCCCACAGACCGCATGGTATATGTATGTGCAAATTCCCCAACTGTCCACTCCTTGAAGCGATCCTTTACAATCTGGTCAGAATTGTAAGATATTAACATTGGAGAAGTATATTTGTCACACTCTTCTGCAAACATATCATGATCAAATCCCTTATGCATACCACCCTTTCTACCATAAAGATTATCTTTAATATCATATGGTGGATCTAAGTATGTAAATATATCCTTCTCATCCGATAACATTCTCTCATAAGAAAGATTTGTTATTGTCCAGTCTTGGATAATTTCTGAATATCCTGTGAGTTTTTCAATACCTCTAAGGGAGAAGTTTGAATCTGACGCTTGTGGGCTGAAGGAAGAAGACTCAGTAAGACCACTAAAGGAACACTTGTTAACGATATAAAAAGCGATGGCACGATCAAATTCTGATTTTTCTTCATCATTTATAAACCCCTTCATTTCTTGAAATAAACATCTTGCTGAATCCTGATTACAATTAACTGTCTTTATTCCTATAAGTTCTTTCTGTAAGTCCTCACCATTATCCCTAAGTTCGCACCAGAAATTATACAGAGGTTCGTATAGGTCATTGACCCAGATCTCTATGTTAGGATATCTCTTTGTAATTTCTAATGCTACAGACCCCCCACCAAGAAAAGGTTCTCTAAACTCTTTTACCTGGGTAAGGTCTGGGAGGTACTGGAGAAGTTTTACTACTGCTCTGCTCTTCCCTCCTGGATATCTTAGTGGTGTCTTCAGTGATTTCAGTGTTTTTGGCATAATAAGGATTTGGTCTCTTTAACTCAGTCATGGGAAACTCCACTTTGCTATATTAATTTAGCACACTTTATCTAAATTCGCAACTCATCATAATCTCTGTTAAACATGCAAGCATGTTAATTTCTTGGTCAGGTACAATGGTAATATCCCTCATGTACTTTGCCATTATAAGAACTGCTTCTGGTATAGAAGATGGT